ACCTTCCATAATGCAAGAACCAAGCAATTCGATGTGTCAAATATTGCTTACCAAAAAACTTCAGTTTGCGATACCCGTTTTGCATCATATTGCCAGCCTCTGTGCCATTTGCAGTTGACCGCCTTGGATGCTTAACCCACCAGATCTTTCCATCTTCAGGCGTATATTTCAAATGCTTAAGCATCTGTATTTCAATGTTCATAATGACTCTACTTCAGTTTCATTATAAACTGTTCTTCTCCTTGAGTTTGGCTTCGGCTTTCCGCACAGCCATCAATGCAACACCCTTAAGTTCTTTGCGGTATTCAAGCGGATTCAGGGTAACAACACCATCTGGCGCATACACCGGGCCAATCCTGCATATGCTTCGTTTTTCTATATCCGTCAGCCCTGCCCATGTCATGTCACTCCGTGACGGACGTTGTTTCTCACGCTCTGCAAGCAAAACGGTAATCAAGTTGCCTGCCACAACAAGTTCGTCGTTTTTGCTTTCGCTAAAAACCTTGGCTATTTCTTTTGCTGTTGCAATGTCTTCTTTGTCTAGCATATCTTACTCCTTAAAGTCCGTTTCGGACGTAAAACCTATAGGGTGTATGCCGTGGGCGGCTTCAATTGCTCGGGCAAATTCATAATCATCATGGTGAATCGCTGAACCATAAAAACCAACCGTTATCTCTGCAATCTGCTCATCCGTCAGCGGCTTACGCTCTTGCTTGGATGGCTGTGCTGCGAGTGGGCGGGACATTCTTTTTACACATCCTGAACAGTTCTGGTCAAAGTAAACTGCGCCGAGCGTATGTGAGTTATAACAATAGGGACAAATTACAACCTCATGTACCTTTTTACCCGTTTCATCGACACGTTCTTGGGTCATGTCGTTGGCGGCGACATGTTCTTGCTTGGCTGGCTCTTCGGCCGGCTCCCCGCAAGCCTGCTCAATCAGCTCATTGAACTCTTGAGCGACAAGCTTGTCGTGATAGGGGCTTTCGCTGGGTTCACACAGTTTTTGACCAAGCTGATACGCCTTCTCAAGCGCCAGTTTCAACGCACTTAATGTGCTATTTGCTTCTGTTTTGCTGCCATCAGTAACACCAGTAGCTACCTTACGTTGTTGTGCTTTTTCAAGCTCATCAAAGGCTTCGTCTTCGTAATCTTTCATAGTTGTTCCTTTAATAAAGTTATCACAATGAGACTGTATCCCATTTATTCAAATCACTGATGATCTCAGCTAGAACCCTTTCTGAGATCCCTTTGTATGCTGTGTACCCTTGGGTATAGGCTTTGAGACTTTCGAGCATCTGGCAGGCTTCTAGGCCCTTGGATGCACACTTGTACGCATAGACCTGATCTGGTTTGCTCAAATCATAGGTTAAAGTAACTGTTCCACTCATTTTACATATCCTTCCTCAATAATTCCTAGTCTTGTTCCGTGTTCAATTAAGTTTTTATAAGCGTTATCAGCTTCGATCCGACTACCATAAAAAGTTGTAAGCCACAGAGGAAGCCACCACCTTTTAACCTGCACCAAAAAAAGTGTACGATACACAGGATCTTTTACAATACGAACTTTCATTTTACATTCCTTTCAGTCACTTAAGTGACATTTTTATCAAAGTTAAGACAAAAACAAAGAGAGAGATTAACATTGTGTCACCATTCTCTTTCCCCCATCATACGCCTAAAGTCAAACATTACAGTCTCAAAGCCATATTCATCAATAAGACCAATAAAATCATTGATCGTATGGGCATAATGGGCTTCTTTAAGATCGATATCAAACATATCACCTGTTTTATTGTCTTCCAGTTGTTTCATTTTGTTATCCCCTTTTACTTTAATGTAGGTTTAATGATAAACAATAAAGTAGTATTTACTTTAATGTATCCTTTAATGTCATAGATGTTCTTAAACATTTTAGTCATCACTAGAGTCTTTGATGTCTTCTAAGTTCTTTAGAGATTGCAAGAAGTGTGCCACGTCTACACCATCAAAGTTATTTTTCATATGAATCCTCTATAAAATTGAGCATCAAAGTAACTCAAATCTTCCCAATCTTCCGTGGTATCTAGATCAGCATCATCTTCGACAACATCTAGGTCTTGTTCAGTGATCAAGTCTTTCCTGTCAATGACCGACATGAAGGGTTTAACCTCTTCAAAACAGTTCTTGCATAGGTCAATAAATTTGAATGTATGCGCATCCTTTCTGGTTGCCTCATAATCAGTCAACAATCTATCACAGCAGCTACAATGCATTTTAGTTCTCCACCCTATCAGGGCATTGGTTGATGATTTTATAGGCTTTCTTGAGGCTATAAAGGGCTTTCTTGAGTGTTTGCTAACACTTGTTGATTGTACTCCTTGATTTGCTTAGGTGTCCAAGGCTTTAATGGGTGCTCTTTGGTAGGGAATGGCCATGATGGCGGCATCTCATCTGAAGGTCTAGGTGCAGTGTTGATCATGATGAAACCTTTCCTTCAAGTGCGTATTGAACATTGTCTAAGTAGTCCCCTAGATTGTCCCATTCTCGCATGTAGTCCAAGTCTAGTCCAGCTACCTTGTTCAACATAGGCGAATACTTAGCTAGAACTAATCGACATTCATGGATCAATAGTGACAATTCATCCCTAGTTGATACTAATTCATCGCACAAAGGATTACCTTCGCGCCAAAGGCGGCGTTCAAGGTTGATAAAGTCTTGATTGTTTAGCATGTCTCATCCTCATCTTGGTTACATTCAGTGATCATGTGCTCAGCTATCTCATAGAAGTTGACATCATCGATGAAAGCAGAGGCATAGTCTGCCATTAGACCGACACTAGAGCCAATAACAACCTCTAGAGCGTATTCTTTAAGGTCGTGAGCTAGGTTGTATGCTTCGTCCCTGTCGTAGCGTGAGAAGTGCTCACGTGGGTCGAAACCATCAAAGATTTCCAGGTTGATTCGCCATGTAGCGTAGTTAGTCCAGCCGTTGAATTTTGTATCTGTTGACATGATATGTTGATCCTTAACAAGTTAGAGAGTTGATTGTGAACGGCTTAAGCTGTCATCCAGACAACTAGGATAGCGATAAACCCTAAGACATAGATGACTTGATCAGCTAATTGATTGTTTGACATGATAGTAATTCCTTTAAGTGTGTATTGATTAGATAACAAAGTCTACATCCCAACCTATCCCAGTAACATTACCAGGATAGCTTTTAGACAGTGTCTTGTATGTCTTAATCGCTTCAGCTTTAGTGAGGCTTCTCCACTCAGTGCGTGTACCATCTGAGTATTCAATCCAGAATGTGCAGCTATAATTATCAGTTGAGTGTGTGTTACATGACATGGTGTTTACCTTTCTGGTTTGGGCCACAAGAGCCTGTTGATGATGGTTAGACTATTGCAAGCACCGTGCCAGCCTTGCTTATGTAATACTCAAGTACTCATTATTGATGTTATCTCCTTGTTTGTTGTAAAATACCAACACTTAGCTATCTATTGTGCACTACTTTTGTGATTATTGTGCACCATTAATGGGACTGTTATGCACCACTTTGATTAGCCTGTGAATAACTACGCAGTTACTAACAAGTTATACATCCACTGAGTGGATAACTTAATCTCTAAGTATTTACCCTTATGTCTTCTAGGTCTCAGGTGTAGCTTTATAGGTAGTACTAAATAGGTATAGGTAGTACTTAATAGGAGCTTCATAGCTCCTCATGCTTAATTCTCTGTAGTTACTTCTTAGATCGTTATGATTTATAACTATATTGAGACTATAAAGATATGGGGGGAGGGGTATCACTAATGTTTTACTTTTGTGGGAGCCTATTAAGTACACAAAAAAGAAGAATTAAGAAAGGACAGAATAGAACTAAAAAGTCTATAAAAATCAAATAACTTAACATAATAATTAGGGACAGATTAGATCAGGGGTGTAACGGAGACTGGAAAATGTGCACAGGAGGCCTTGCATAGGGTCTCTTGAGGGACTACAATGTATTCACAAGAGGTCTATGAAGATAGCTAATGTAAAGAATTGTAAAGTTAGTAAATAAAGACAAATAAATATAAATAATGCTTGACTTCTTAGAAAAGCACTGTACAATGCTCTATGAAGGTAATCCTTCCAAGAACTCAAATGAAGACTGATTAGACAGGCTGATCAGTTAATACAGGAAGTTTCTAAATGAGTAACTGAATTGACCTTAGTTTCACTAAAGTGTTCACAAGAGGTAATATAAGTAAGTATATACTTCATTTAGATTCTTGCATTAAAGGCTTTTAAGTCGTAATGTTAAATTAGATAGTTACTTTAGAGTACTCACAGTAGTGGGTATCCTTATTGTTATTCCTTACTTTATATAAGTACATCTCCTTTAAGGACAAAGATGGAACAAGCAGAACAACCAGAAACAAAGCGTGGTAGAGGTCGTCCTAAGAAGGGTGAGATTGTAGCCAAGAAGTCTAAGAACAGAGGGACATTAGGTAGACCTAAGGGTGATAAAGCTATCATTGACGAGTACAAGGCTCGTATGCTTAATTCCCCTAAGTCAGCTAAGGTTTTAGAGTCTATTCTTAATGCAGCCTTAAACGATGACCATAAAAACCAAGCAGCAGCATGGAAGCTTGTTGTCGATAGGATCATGCCTGTATCAGCGTTTGAGCAGACAAAGCAGGGAGGTTCTGTACCCTCTATCAGTATTAATATATCTGGTCTTGGTACTCCTACCATCGATGCTGAAGAGATTAGCTACGATGTTGAGGATGTTCAAATCAAAGAAGACGAGCTATGACTGCTCTTAACTTTCAACTGTTGAAATGGCAGCAAGAGGTCTTCAAAGATACCCATAGGTTTAAAGTAGTTGCAGCAGGGCGTCGCTGTGGGAAGTCTAGGCTTTCTGCGGTGACCCTGCTCATTGAAGCTCTTAACTGTCCTGAAGGTTCAGCTGTGATGTACATAGCTCCTACCTTAGGACAAGCTAGAACTATTATGTGGGACTTGTTACTTGATCTTGGTCGTCCTGTTATTAAGTCTTCACACGTTAATAACCTTGAGATCACGTTGGTCAACGGTAGGAAGATTCTTGTTCGAGGTGCTGATAACCCTGATTCTCTACGGGGTGTATCTCTTACCTACGTAGTCCTTGACGAGTGTGCATTTATCAAAGAAGATGTCTGGCAAAAGATTATTCGAGCTTCTTTGTCTGACAAAAAAGGTAGAGCTTTATTCATTAGTACCCCTAGTGGACGTAACTGGTTCTACGATGTCTATAACCTAGGTCAGGACGTAGATGAGGAATGGTGTTCATGGCACTACACGACCAAGGACAACGAGACTATCGATCCTAAGGAAATTGAAGCTGCTGAGCGTACTCTTAGCTCTTTTGCATTTAAACAGGAATACCTGTCCTCCTTCGATACAGCAGGTTCCGATCTATTCAAAGAGGAATGGTTGAAATACAGGGAAGAGCCTCAGTACGGTGACTACGTGATTGCCATTGACTTGGCTGGCTTCGAAGATGTCGCTAAGAATGCAGGAGCTTCTAAGAAAAGACTAGACGAGTCAGCTATCACTATCTGTAAAATCCTAGACAATGGTGACTGGTGGGTCAAAGACATTGTACATGGGCGCTGGGACATTAGAGAGACTGCTTCCAAGATTCTTCTAGCTGTACGTGAGCATAGACCTATCGCTGTAGGTATTGAGCGTGGAGCATTGAAGAATGCTGTGATGCATTACCTTGAAGACCTGATGAGAAAAAACAATGTTTACTCTCACATCACAGACCTAACACACGGGAATAAGAAGAAAACTGATCGTGTTGTCTGGGCTCTTCAAGGGCGGTTTGAGCACGGTAGGATTAGCTTGAATAGCGATAAGAACTGGAAAGAGTTCGAGGATCAGTACATTATGTTCCCTACTTCTGGTGTACACGATGACTTAATTGACTCCCTTGCTTACGTTGATCAGCTGGCTATGTCTAATTACCAGCAAGATTACGAAGAAGATTCACACGAAGTACTTGACATTATCTCAGGTTACTGATATAGTGCTACAAATCCTAAAACAGGAAATACCTAATGGCTGATATGGAAAATGAAAAAGAAGCGCCTCCTTTTGAGACGCCTACGGAGAACGACAAAGAGCTAGTATCGTGGATCATGGATCACGTTGAGCGTTGGCGTGACTTCCGTGATAACAACTACATGGACGCATGGGAAGAGTACGAGCGTATCTTCCGTGGTCAATGGGCTGAAGCCGACTCTACCCGTGAGTCTGAGCGTTCACGTATCATTTCCCCAGCTACTCAGCAAGCAGTTGAAACAAGCCATGCTGAGATCATGGAAGCTATCTTTGGGCAAGGTGAGTACTTTGACATCAAGGATGACGTTCAAGACGTTAACGGTAATCCTATCGACGTAGAAAAGCTTAAACTTCAGATGACTGAGGATTTCGCTAAAGACAAGATCCGTAAGTCTATTGACCAAATTGGCTTGATGGCTAAGATTTACGGTACAGGTATTGGTGAGATCGTAGTTAAAACAGCTAAAGAGTACATCCCTAGCACTCAGCCTATCCCTGGTGTTGTCGGTCAAGCAGCCATCGGTGTTGTTGAAAAAGACCGTATCTCGGTAACTCTCAACCCTATCAATCCTAAAAACTTCTTGTTTGACCCTAACGGTACATCGGTGGATGACTGTATGGGAGTAGCTATTGAGAAGCCTGTGAGCTTGCATAAGATTGTTGCAGGCATGGAGTCAGGTATCTACCGTAAGGTAGACATTGCTCCGTACATGGACGATGAAAGCTTAGAAGCTACTCAGGAAGTTCGTCAGTTCCAAGACGGTAAAGCAACAATGTTGACTTACTATGGATTGGTTCCTCGTGAGTTGCTGGATTCTGCCGGAACACAGAAAGACATTGTTGATCTGTTCCCTGAAGATTCTGCTGCTGATGAATACTCTGACTTGGTTGAAGCCATTGTAGTGATCGGTAATGGTAACTTGTTGTTGAAGGCTGAAGAGAATCCTTACATGATGAAGGATCGCCCAGTGATGTCTTATCAGGACGACACTGTACCTAACCGTTTATTGGGCCGTGGCGTGGTTGAGAAGGCCTACAACATGCAGAAAGCCATTGATGCACAGTACCGTGCCTATTTGGACTCTCTGGCCCTTACAACGTCTCCTATGATCGCCATGGATGCAACTCGTTTGCCTCGTGGTGCTAAGTTCGAAGTTAAGCCCGGTAAAGCTCTCCTGACCAACGGTAATCCTGCTGAGATTATGATGCCGTTCAAGTTTGGTACTACCGATGGTAATGCTCCAGCGGCTGCTCAAAACTTTGAGCGTATGTTGTTGCAAGCCACAGGTACGATGGATACCAATGGCATGATCAGCCAAGTAGCTCGTGATGCCTCACAAGGCGGTATCTCAATGGCTGTAGCTTCTTTGATCAAGAAGAACAAGCGTACTTTAACTAACTTCCAAGAGGATTTCCTGTCTCCTTTCATCAAGAAGGCAGCATTCCGCTTCATGCAGTTTGATCCTGAGCGTTACCCTTCAGCTGACTTAAACTTTGTTCCTACAGCTACTTTGGGTATTATGGCTCGTGAGTACGAACAATCTCAGTTCATTGCTCTGTTGCAGACCTTAGGCCCTAACACTCCAGTGTTGCCTTTGATCTTGAAAGGTGTAATTCAGAACTCTTCTCTGTCTAATCGTGCTGAGATGATCGAAGCTTTGACGAAGATGGCTCAACCTGACCCACAAGCTCAGGCAATGCAGCAACAACAGCAAATGTTGGCTATTCAAGCTGCTCAGGCTCAGATAGCAGTGAACACTACTCAGGCTGAACGTAACAAAGCTGAGGCAATGAACACTATGATTGAGACTCAGTTGAAGCCTCAGGAAGTCCAAGCCAAGATTATCTCGTCAACTACAAATAATTTGCCAAATAATGATGATTTAGCTAGCAAAGAGTTTGATAGACGTGTTAAAATTGCTGACTTAATGCTTAAAGAAGCCGACATGAAAAATAAATCTAAGATTGTTGAGCTTCAAATGAGTCAGCATAAGCAAGACAGTATGGCAAAAGAAGCTGATTTCTTGAAGCAACTCACTGAAAGCCTCAATAAATGATACTGAAAGACATTGAGAATCTGACCGATGCTGAGAAATTAGCGCTGGTTAAGGCTCTTCAAGAGAATGTTGCATCCTCCAAGGCACGACAAGTGTCTGAGGAGGCTGGCCAGTACGCTAAACTTGTTGTAGACGCTATTAAGAAGATCAAAACTGATCTAGAAGAGCGTTACGCAGCTATTAGCGCTGATATTGCCTCGAAATCTGCGTCAATTAAAGATGGTAAAGACGGTTTACAAGGCGCTAAAGGTGAAAAAGGTGATACAGGGCTCCCTGGACGTAATGGACTTGACGGAAAAGACGGCAAGGATGGAAAAGACGGGGCTGATGGGGTCGATGGTAATGGTGTTGTTGACGCTCATGTTGACTTTGATGGTGCTTTGATCATTACCTTGTCCACAGGACAGGAAATCAATGCTGGTGAAGTAGTCCCATTTGATGTAGCTGAGAAAATCAAAGTTATTGGCAATGGTGGCGGAACTTCTCAGTATGTTCTCGATGCTATCGCAGCTTTGCAGGCTCAAATTAATGCTATTCAAGGAGGGTTGAAGTATAAAGGTACTTGGAATGCTTCTACAAACACTCCGACATTAACTTCAGGCATTGGTACTACAAATAACTATTACGTTGTATCCGTTGCTGGCTCTACTAACCTCGACGGTATCACTGATTGGCAGCCAGGAGATTGGTTGATCTTTAATGGTACTGTTTGGCAAAAAGTAGATCAGTCTTGGGCTCAGGCAGGAACTAACTCAGACATTACAAGTTTGTCAGGCATTACTGGCGGTATCTCTACAGTTGATTATATTGACTTTGACACCGTAACTACCTCTGTTACCCGTCAATCTGGTCGTCTGTGGTGGGATAATAGCGATAGTATCCAGACCTTGAACTTGGGCATGGCGGGTTCTAACGCTACCTTGCAGATTGGTGAAGAATCCTATTTCAGGATTAAAGCAACTTCAGCTATTGCTGAGGGCAGCTGTGTTATGTTTACAGGCACTGTAGGTAACTCAGGTGCTTTGACAGGGGCTCCAGCGGCAGGCTTGATTGCTTCTACAGCTCAATATGTCATGGGCGTAGCTACTGAATCTATTGCTTTGAACGGCTGGGGTTACGTTACTGAGTTTGGCCTTGTGCGTAACATTGACACAACAGGTTCTAGCGTTGGTGAAACATGGGCTGATGGTGATATTCTTTACTACAATCCGGCTTATGCAGGCGGCTTAACTAAAGTCTTGCCTGTTGCTCCTAATGCTAAGATTGTTGTAGCGGCTGTTGTTAAAGCAGGTTCTAACGGTTCTTTGTTTATCCGTCCTTCCTTTGGTGGTGTCTTAGGCCAGTACGAAGGTGACGTTAATATCAGCAGTGTAGCGGCTTATAACGTCCTTCAACGTAATAGTGCTAATACTCGTTGGGAGAACGTAACAGGCCCTACAGGAGCATTTGTTGGTACGACAGATACTCAGACACTGACAAATAAAACTTTAACTAGCCCTACTTTAACTGCTCCTGTATTAGGTACTCCAGTATCAGGTAACTTTAGTTCAGGTACGTTTACTTGGCCTACGTTTAATCAAAATACTACTGGTTCAGCAGGTTCATTGTCAACTACTAACTTTAGCATCGTTGAGAGTGGTGATAAGTTGCTTATTAAGTATGGTGCAACAACTATCGCTTCTATTTCTTCTACAGGCGTAATTACATCGGCTGTTAATATCGTTTCTAATGGTACTCCTTAAAGGATAACTTTAAATATGTCACAAACTTCTCTTAATTCGACAGGCGTAGCAAGTACCGGAGCTCTGTCGTTGCAGTCCAACGGTACTACAGAGGCCATTGGAATCTCCACAGGTCAAGTAGCTACTTTGGCTCAGAATCCTGTACTTACAAGTGGTACTGCTAACGGTGTTGCTTATCTCAACGGCTCTAAAGTAGTTACTACTGGTTCTGCGCTGACGTTTGACGGGACTCGTTTTACTGTTGTTGGCGGCAACGCAAACAGCCTTCGTGTGGACAACGGTGGGCAGCAATATACTGAAATTGATATTGCAAACGCTGGAACGGTGAAGGCTTCGATTTACTGGGACAACACAAATACAAATTTGTTCTATTCCAGTAATGGTTCTGCAACTTATGCAAGCGGCGCAGCAAGCTATCATTCTTGGAATATTTCTTCAGAACAAATGCGCCTAACCAGCACAGGTCTGGGTATTGGTACAAGCTCTCCTGCTGTTAAGTTGGATGTTGTGGGAGCCATTAGTTCAACTGGAAATATCAGATCGAATGGCAAAGCATATATTGGATCAAGCGGTACGTTTAATTGGGGTACTACGGGCGCAGACGGAATATTGTCGTGGGACACAGGAAAAGTTTTAATTTATGGGCTTTCTGGTAAAGCTATTGAATTCGGAACTAACAACACTGTCGCCGCAACTTTAGACACCTCCGGCAACCTAGGCTTGGGAGTTACTCCTAGTGCTTGGTACGGAGGATATAAGGCATTACAGTTTGGTGGCCTTACAGCTATTGCCAGCATTCAAACCAATGATGGCCTTAATCTAACCAGTAATGCCTATGCTTACGGTTCTAACACATGGAAATACTTAGAAACCTACGTGGCAGCTCGTTATGAAATTGGAGGAGGAGCCCATCAATGGTATGTGGCTCCTTCTGGAACTCAGGGCACAGCAATCACCTTCACTCAAGCAATGACGCTTGATGCTAGTGGTAATCTGTTGGTTGGGACTACAACTAATAGTTATACCTCTTCCACAGGTTTTGTTGTAAATCCTGGAGGATCGTATGCTGCTCTATGTCATCCTTCTGGCGCAGGTAGTGGGTCATCATTTTTAATCTTCTCGTATAACGGAGGATTAATTGGGAACATTACTCAAGCAGGCACAACAGGGGTCTTGTACAACGTCACATCTGACTATCGACTGAAAGAAGTTATTGGTGCTGTGTCGGGTTCTGGTGAACGTATTGATGCTTTGCAACCGATTGACTATGCGTGGAAATCTAGTGGAGAAATAACTCGTGGTTTCTTGGCACACAAGTTCCAAGAGGTGTATCCAAATAGTGTAAGCGGTGAAAAGGATGCCGTAGACGTTGATGGCAAACCCGTATACCAAGCAATGCAAGCCAGCACTTCAGAGGTTATTGCTGATCTCGTTGCTGAAATTCAATCTCTCCGTAAACGTCTTGCAAACGCAGGCATCTAAATAAAGGAAAATTATGACTACTACTTGGACAATTCAACAATGTGAACGTCTCACTTCAGACGGCTTCATCACCACAGCGCACTGGACTGCTACCGCTATTGAAGGTGAATACACAGCTTCTGTTTATTCTACCTGCTCATTTCCTGCTGGAACACCTAGTATTCCTTATGACCAAGTTACGGAACAACAGGTTTTGGACTGGTGTTGGACTCATGGGGTTGATAAAGAAGCTGTTGAAAAGAATTTAGCAGCTCAAATTGAACTCCAAAAACATCCAGTAAAAGCTGCTGGCGTTCCTTGGTAAATTTAATATAGTAAAAATATCATTTATCTCTTGACAAGTTAATAAAAGTACTATACAGTATCTACTTATTAACTATAAGGACTCCAGTAATGGAACAATCCTCGAATACACAAGATTTTACGTCCGTTACGGACTTAAGCAAGTTTTATGACGATGCCTTTAATATGATGTCCACTCAGGGGTGGAAAGATCTTATGGAAGACATCCTCAAAGTAAAGGATAGCTACGACAAACTATCTTCTGTCACGGAAACACATCCTTTAGACTTTCGTCGTGGACAGATGGATATTTTGAACTGGTTATATGGCCTAAAGGGAGCCTATGAGCGAACCTACAAAGATTTGCAAGAGACTGGTGAGGTTTAAATATGCCTCGCAGAATCTATGAATTTGTTTGTGAGAATGCTCATCGTACTGAAGCTTTTGTAGACACGGAATGCCACGCAACTCCTTGTAAGGAATGTGGCTCTGAGGCAGCAAGAGTAATTAGTGCACCGAACATGAAGTTAGAAGGCTGGTCAGGCTCTTTTCCGACAGCCGCTGACGCATGGGTTCGTAAGCGATCTGAAAAGCTCGCCCAAGAACAGAAAGCTAACGCTTAGTTAGTGTAAGCGAACTCATAAATACCCTTATTCGGTATCGGGTTCATTTTAAATAGTATCTCCTAGAACCATGTTAACGCGTGGCAGGACAAGGAAACAGTATGATAGTAGATGATAGCGAAGATAGTACTTTAGGTGAACTCGACGTAGTTGAACAACTCACCGCACCGCCCAAGATTGAAGATGATCACGCACCTGAAGATAGCATTCCTGCGAAATACCAGGGGAAAAGTGCACAGGAGATCATCAAGATGCACCAAGAGGCTGAAAAGCTTATTGGTAAACAGGCACAAGAAGTCGGCGAGGTTCGAAAACTTGCTGATGAATTGTTGAAACAAAGTCTAGCTGCTAAACCTGCTCTTACTGAAGTAGAGCCTGAAATTGATTTCTTTGAAGATCCTCAGAAAGCAATTCGTAATTCTATTGATAAGCATCCGGATGTTCTAGCTGCACGTCAAAGTGCACAAGAATTTAAGAAGATGCAGATTCAACAGAAATTGGCACAGAATCATCCTGACTTTGGCAATATTGTCCAAGATCCTGAGTTTACTGACTGGGTAAAACAATCACCCGTCCGTCTCGGTTTGTACGCAAAAGCTGATGGTGAGTTTGATTACGACAGTGCAAATGAATTGTTGTCTACCTTTAAGCAACTTAAGCAAATTAAGACGCAACAGGTAGAAGCCCAAGGTAAAGAGACATTGAAGCAGAACTTGAAAGCTGCTGCTGTTGATACTGGCGGTACTGGTGAATCATCTAAGCGAGTCTATCGCAGGGCCGACCTTATTCGGCTACAGTTGACTGACCGTGAACGCTATGAAAGTCTTCAAGACGACATCATGCAAGCGTACGCTGAAGGGAGAGTCCGATAATGTTAGAGACTGACAAAGCTTGGTTTGCAGGTATTATTGATGGTGAAGGTTGTATTTCTATTTTTAAACGAGGAACTGTTTTTACACCCTCTGTTAAGATAGCTAATACAAACGAACTCTTAATTAATAAATGTAAGCAAGTTTTGGAAGAAGCGGGTATTGAATATTATATTAGATATTCAGATAGAGGCGATCGAAAGAATGCTAAACCTGCATGGGAATTATCAATGGAAGCTAGACCACGTGTAATTGCTACTTTAAATCTTATACTGCCTTACTTGGTTTCAAAAAGAGAACAAGCAAAGTTAGTTTTAGATTGGTGTAGTCAGGATAAACGTAAGAAAGACGATACATTAGAAAATTTCTTACCTAACATTAGGTTACTTAACCAACGCGGTAGAGTCAATTAATTTGTAATCATTAATTTATATAATTTGTAATTATTAGGAGTATTTAAAATGGGTCTCGGTACTAACCACGTAACTAAAACCACCGCAGCAACGTTCATTCCAGCAATTTGGTCTGATGAAATCGTGGCTGCTTACAAGCGCAACTTGGTCGCTGCTAACCTGATCAAGAAGATGAACTTCAAAGGCAAGAAGGGTGATACCATTCACATTCCTAGCCCTACCCGTGGTTCCGCTTCTGCTAAGGCTGCTTCTACGCAAGTTACCCTGATTGCAGCAACTGAATCTGAAGTCGTTGTGTCGATCAACAAGCACTATGAATATAGCCGCATGATCGAAGACATCGTTGAAGCTCAAGCTCTGTCGAGCCTGCGTTCGTTCTATACTGACGACGCTGGTTATGCCTTGGCTAAGCAAGTTGATACCGATCTGATCCGTCTGGGTCGTGTGTCTAACGGCGGTGTTGTCGGTACTTCGGACTACGCTACTGCTGCTTCTAGCACCAATGCTTTCATCGGCTCTAATGGTACGACTGTGTACAACAGCTCTACCTCTAACGCTGCTGCTTTGACTGATGCTGCTATCCGTCGCACTATCCAACGTTTGGACGACAACGATGTGCCTATGGACGGTCGTTTCTTCATTGTTCCTCCTTCTAGCCGTAACACGCTGATGGGCTTGGCTCGTTTTACTGAGCAAGCTTTCGTGGGTGAACAAGGCGGTAACAACACCATCCGTAACGGTGAAATCGGTGATGTGTACGGCGTTAAAGTGTACGTGTCTACCAATGCCGATACTGCTGCTGGTACGTCTGCTACCGACCGTATCTGCTTGATGGGCCATAAAGACGCTTACGTGCTGGTTGAGCAACAAGGCATCCGTTCACAGACTCAGTACAAACAAGAATATCTCGGTACTCTGTTTACTGCTGACACTCTGTACGGTGTGGCTGAGCTGCGCGACTACTCGACAGTTGCTTTGGCTGTTCCAGCTTAATAATAGCTAGATTGAAGGGGCTACCTCAAAAGGGTGGCTCCTTTGATCTATCCATTAGCAGGACTACCTTAGTATGACAGCCACATTCCGATGCCTACTTAGTGGGCAAACAGTCACCTTTATTCACCAAGTAGATATTGATTCGATGAAGAATCATCCTGACTACGAGCCAGTGGTAGAAGAAACTCAAGCAGAAGAGCCTGTTAAAAAGGCCCCACGCGCTAAGAAACCTGCTGAGGAGTAACTTCAATGGAAGACGTTTCAGCTCGTGAGTTTGGACGATTAGAAGCCCAAGTAGAAGCCCTCCAGACTGAGGTTCATAGTCTTAGCAAAGATGTCAAATGCCTACTGGAGCTTGCCAACAAGTCTAAGGGCGGGTTCTGGATGGGAATGACTATTGCTTCTGGTGTCGGTGGTATTGTTACATTCTTTGTTGATCGGTTCTTTAAATGAATACTTTGTATGCTGGCAAATATGTTGCCCTTCTTTTCCTTGCTCGTGATCTTGCTCATCGTGTTCATCTAAAGACTCGTTCTTTTTCTGAGCATATGGCTACAGACACTTTCTATAACGATATTATCCCATTGGCTGATGAGTTCGCTCAGAAGTTTGAAGGTTGTTATGGTGTCTTGATTGATGTGCCTTTGATGGCTAATGAATATAAGGGCAATCTATTGGACATCCTTGAGAAGCACACACAGTGGATTGAAGACAACCGTGAAAAGATTTGCCCTCGTGCTAACACTGCTCTTCACAACATCATTGACGAAGCTGTAGGCGTCTATGATCAAGCTAAATATCACCTGCGCTTTCTTAAATAAGGACATATATCATGGCAACTAAACCTAAAACTAAATCTGGTAAGATGGCTAAAGTGGGCAAAGTGATGAAAGAGTGGAAAGCTGGTGAATTGCACTCTGGTTCTAAATCAGGCCCTGCTGTGAAATCACAGAAGCAAGCTGTAGCAATCGCTATGTCTGAAGCGGGCATGTCCAAGAAGAAGCCTAAGAAACAAGGCTATTAATCATGGCTTTGCCTTCCTTTTTAACTCTCGTGAATGACGTCCTTGTACGTCTTCGTGAGCCTACAGTGAGTTCTGTTTCAGAGAACACACTGAGTAACCTTATCGGTAAGTTTGTCAATGACGCTAAACGTGAAATTGCAGATGCTTACGATTGGGATGCATTTAATACAGCTATCACTGTAGCCACGATTGCTAACCAATATGATGGTTACAGCATTACTGGCGCTGGTGTACGCTGTAAGATCATGGATGTGATCAACACAAGCCGTCAGTACATCCTTGAGCCAATGGATCACGCAAGTCTTGATATTCAAGCTTTCGGAACACTGAATCCTCAGAAGACAACACCTTTTAACTATATCTTTGGTGGTGTAGATTCTAATGGCGATGCAATGGTCAAGTTTTGGCCTATTCCAGATGCAGCATATAACATCCGATTTAGTTTGATTGTTCCTGAGAATGATCTGGTATTGGATGCTGACACGACTAAACTTCCTAAAGAACCTATCGTATTGAATGCCCTGGCTCGTGCCTTGGTTGAACGCGGTGAAGACGGTGGTTTGGCTAGCTCAGAAGCTTATATTCTTGCTCGTAAGTCTTTGGGTGACTTAATTGCCCTTGAACTTGCTCGTTCCCCTGAAAACGATGCTTGGGTTCCTACCTAATGGCTCAACAAATCATTCCTTACGCTATTACAGCACCGGGATTCTTCGGTCTTAATACACAAGATAGTAGTTTAGACTTAGCTTCAGGCTTTGCTCTAACTGCTATTAACTGTGTTATTGACCAGTATGGACGAATCGGTGCTCGTAAAGGCTGGAGCCCTCTACACTCTACGTCTGCTACGCTTGGCACTGAAGACGTTAAAGCTATTGGTGAACTGATCACTGTTGATGGGACAAGTTGGACTATTTGTGCTGGTAACAATAAGCTGTTTAAGCTCGTTGGATCAACACTGACTGAACTTACCTATGGTGGTGGGGGTACAGCTCCTACAATCACCGCTAGTAACTGGCAGATGGCTTCCCTTGGTGGGGGTATTTATCTGTTCCAAGAAGGCTACGATCCTCTTGAATTCAATCCTACAACATCTACAACACAATATCGTCGTATCTCGGAGATGGCTGGCTATTCTGGTACAGTACAGCAAGCTAACGCAGTTATCAGTGCTTATGGTCGTCTGTGGAACGTAAGTACAGCGTCTGATAAAGTTACTGTTCAATGGTCTAATACAAAGCAGCCTTATAACTGGTCTACAGGTACAGCAGGTACTTTAGATACAACTACCGTATGGCCTAAAGGCGGTGATACTATTGTTGGTCTGGGTGCTCACAACGGTTACTTGTTTATCTTTGGTAAGAACAATATTCTTGTTTATCAAGGCGCTACTGACCCATCAGCAACTACTTTTGCTTTGCAAGACGTTATCACAGGTATTGGCTGTATCTCTCGTGACAGTATTGCTTACACTGGTACAGACATTATTTTCTTGTCTCAAACGGGTGTACGTAGTGTCTTGCGAACTATTCAGGAAAAGAGTGCCCCTTTCCGTGAACTGAGTAAGAATGTCCGCAATGATTTGCTTGCTTACATCTCTACTGAATCTAATCCTAACAACATTAAAGCTATTCACTCTCCAGTAGATGCTTTCTATTTGTTGTCTTTCCCTACTTCGCATCAAGTCTATTGTTTTGACACTAAGGCTCAACTGCAAGACGGAGCTGCACGAGTAACTACTTGGGATAGTATCAATCCTGTAAGTTTTTGTGTTAAACAAGATGGTACGTTATTGTTGGGTAAGGCTGGCTATGTTGCTTCGTATTCAACATATTTAGATAATACTTCTAATTATCTACTTCAGTATCACACTAACCACACTGATTTTGGTGCTCCATCAGTTACCTCAATCTTAAAGACATTGATGGTCACAGTAATTGGAGGTAATGGTCAGCCTTTGACATTTAAGTGGGGATATGACTTTAGTGGTCAATTCTATTCACAAAACGTCAACATTCCTCCTAATAATATTGCTTATTATGGGGAAAGTGATTATAATGACGCTGACTATTCTAGCGGTCAGGTTTTATCAGTTTTGAAAGCTTATCCAACAGGATCAGGTAAAGTTATTCAAACTGGCTACGAAGCTTATATTAACGGCTCACCTTTGAGTATTCAAAAGATTGAAATCTGGGCTAAGAATGGAAAGATACTTTAATCATGTCAAACTATACCAAATCAACTAACTTTGCTGCTAAAGACAGTCTGCTGCATGGTAACCCTGCTAAGATTGTTAAAGGTACTGAGATCAATACTGAGTTTGATAACATCTCAGCAGCTATTGCCACCAAAGCTGACGGTACGTTTACTAATTTTAAGTTTATTGAAGCGGCTGGAGTACTTTATGTCCAAGCTAGCGGAACTAACGTGTTTAAAGTTGATAGCTCAGGTAACTTGACGGTCTTGGGTAATGTGATCTCTAACGGCACTATTTAATGTCTAATAGTATTATTAAAACTTCTTTTGGAGATTTAGATACTTCAAAAGCGCCTATTTACGCAGACCAATTTGGTGATGGTAGTACCTATGGTCTAGATATGACAATAGGAGGAACAACATATAAATATGTTCCTAAAGACATTGTTAAAAACGGCGGCGTTATTTCAGGAGACAATGCTTATTTGTTTCCTTGGTTGGCTAATGCTGATAACCTAAAAACATTTACATCCAATGCTTCTTTAGTGGATTTAGGGGATGTAGGTTTTGCAAACTATTTAAAAAATAATAATATTGGAACACAGGGCTACCTTGTAAAAGCAGACGCTGTTCCTTTTGATAGTAGCGTAAATACTCAACCCTCTTCAACACTAGGCGGGACGCTCACAGGCTTAAAAAATAATAATGGTGAGATTGTTATTGGGTTATCAGGCGGAGGTGGAAGCCGCTATTTAAATCAAGCCGGGGAAGTTCACAATCCAACTACGACATACAGTAGCTTATTTGGAGATGTTTTTGGAGGTTTGGGTCAAGGTTTAGCTGATGCTTTTAATGAGGGACTATCTGCTGTAAATAGTTTAGGCCCTGTAGGAATCGCAGCTATTTCGGCTGTCAGTCCTGTCGCAGGCGCAGCAATCTCGGGAGCAAATACAGGACAGGCTGTAGGTTCTGGAGAAAGTCTTTCTAATGTTCTTCCCAGTCTAGCAGCAAGTTATGCAGGGAGTCAATTAGGATCGGCAGTGGGTTCCGATTATGGCACAGCTGCTGGTCAGTTAGCAGGAAATACAGCTTCCGGCTTACTGTCAGGACAAGATCTGAGCTCGTCTTTGACTAATGCTGCTTTGGCTACAGGTGCTAATCAAGCTGCTGGTGGGCTGCTTAGTTCTGCGTCAACTCCAACTGAGACTCCAACTGAGACTCCAACTGAGACTCCAGCATATACGCCTACGACTGATTACACAAGCGGTACTGATTACTCTTTGTCTCCTCTTGGTCAATCGACAGGTTTACAAGCTGATTTAGCTCCTTTAGATCTCTCAAATCCTTACTACTTTGATACCACAGCAGCTTCAACAGGCGGGTTAGGACTCACTCAGAGCTCTACGCCTAATCTGTCTAGTATGGGTGGAGCACAGGGGTTAACAGGTGTAACAGCTACTCCGACAAGTGGAACAACTTTAGGATCTATTGGCGCTACCTCAGAAGCTGCTACAACATCAGGAACGAATCCTTCAACACAGGATTTTTTAAGTAAATTACTTTTATCAGCAATTGCAGGACAAACAGGAACTAACAACATGGCAACTACCACAGCAAACAATAACCTTTTAGGGGGTCTTTTGGGAGGTGTTACAAGCGCTGTTGGGGGTCTGCTCCAAGGTAACACTACCAGCCAAGCTCAACAAGCTCAAGCTGATGCTCTGCGTCAAGCTGGACAGACTGCTGTAGCTTCTTCACAGTTCCGTCCTGTGGGCACTACGACAACCTTTGGTACGTCTAACTTCCAAGTTGATCCTACTACAGGTCAATTGACTAGCGCCGGGTATACTCTGTCTCCTGCTTTGCAAGCGTATCAAGATCAGATCATGGGTGCTAATCGTCAATCATTGACTGATGCAGCTAACTTGCAGAACTTGGGACGTAGCTACATTGGTCAGAATCCTAACGATGTAGCTTCACAGTGGTATAACCAACAACAAGCTTTGTTGGCTCCTAGTCGTGATGTTGAATCTGCTCGATTGGCTAATCAGCTGCAACAAACAGGTCGTACAGGTGTGTCAGTAGCTCAAGGCGGTAACTTGCAAGCTGCTAACCCTGAACAAGCTGCTCTGGCTAATGCTCGTGCCATGGCTGATGCTCAGATGGCTGCTAATGCACAACAATACGGTCAACAACAAGTTAACTTCGGTCAAGGTTTGTTGTCTTCAGCTTATCAACCATTCAACGCAGGTCTAACTACAGCCTCGAATGTGGAACAGCTTGGTCAACAGCCGCTGGGATTATCTTCTGGGTTGGCTCAGCAGTCTTCTGCTTCCGGTGCTCGAGCTGGTCAGTTGGGCTTGACAGCTAACACAGCAGCAGCTAACGCAGCTCTGTCTAACCAATATAATCCTTACGCAACTGTGCTGTCTGGTTTGGGTGGTAGCTCATTGTTTAATAACGCTATGGGCAATGTTGTAGGTAATACTGGTTTAGGTGGTGCTTTGGGTAGCTGGCTGCAAGGCTTGAGCCCAGATCAGCTTAACTCAGCAGCAAGTGGTTGGATGTCCCAAAACTCAGACATTACTCCAGCAAGTACCTACGCTGGCGGTGGCGCTAGTTTGCTGAGTCCAGACCTCCAATCCCTCCTGGGTCTTTAATAAAGGATAATTAGACATGGCTACAGATTCTATGGTGGCAGGGTTGTTCGCAACTCCTGAGATGTATCAGCAACAGCAAGACCAGTTGGCTCAACAGCAAGCTATTCAGATGGCTCAGTTGTCTCCTGAGCAACGTGCTCAAGCTGACATTCGTGGTGGATTTCAACGTGCTGGTAATGCAGTAGGTGGTTTGATGGGCGCTCAAGACCCACAGATGCGTCTTGCTGCAATGCGTCAACAAGTGCTGCAAGGTTTGAACCCTAATGACCCTAATTCTATTGCTCAAGCAGCACAATCATTAGCTCAAGCCGGGGATCAGCAAGGTGCTGCTCAGTTGGCTCAAATGGCTCGTGAATCAGCTTTTAAATATGCTGAGATTGGGGCAAAACAGGCAGACACGGCGGTAAAAACTGCACAACTTTCTGCCGAAGGCATTTCAGCAAAACTTTTACAGACAGGTAAATATACTCCCGAATCTATTGCAAAGTTCCAAACAACAAATAATTCAAAGGATTTAGAAGTAATTGATCAAACAGCTAAACCAAGTGCTGAATGGCTGGGTACAGCTAAAGAATTAGGTCTTCCTGCTGCTCGTTCGTTCAATGATTACACTCCTGAACAAGTTGCGGCAGTAAATAATAAGCTGTTTCAACAAAGCATTGCTAAAGCACAAGCAGGACGGGCTACTACTGTATTTCAACAAGAAAGCGAATTCGCTAAAACTTTGGGTGCTGAGCAAGCTAAGAAACTTACAGGAGCTATTGACCAAGCGACCACTTCATCTGACGCTTTGAATCGTCTGTCTCAGATGAAAAAATTGAACGACACAGGGACTTTGTATAGTGGCCCACAAGCTAATGCCACTGTTACTACAGCTAATTTGTTGAACAGTATTGGACTGGTTAGTAAAGAAGAAGCAAACAAGTTATCTAATTCAGAAGTGTACAGTAAACTGGCTAAAGATTTGGTAATGAAAGATCTTGGTGGTAAACTGGGTGCTCAAGTATCTAATTCTGATCGTGATTATGTTGAATCTCGTATCCCTCAGTTGACAACCAGCCCTAAAGCACGCACTGAACTGCTTACTAAACTGCAAGAAATACACGCTAAAAATATTAACTATGCAAAGCGTATGCAGACTTATGCTGAAAAGAAAGGTAGTTTACAAGGCTTTGAATTTGTTGAACCTACAGCAAATGTGGGAACTAAAGAAAATCCAATTGTCTTGAAATAAGGAAAGACATGCCAGTATATCAATACGAAGGTCAGCATTTTGATTTACCTGAAGGTTTGTCTAATGAGCAAGCTATTGCTAAGATTGAATCTTACTTAGGTAAAGCAGCTGCGCCAGCTCAGACTGAACAACCACAAGAAGCTCAGGGACGTTCACTGCCTCAAGCGCTGGCTCGTCAAGTTGGGCTGACAGGACGTGCTGCTTATGAAGCCTTTACAGCACCAGCTACGGCTGCTTTGGAAGCAGGTAAGAGCTTATATAACGTAGGTGCTCAGTTGGTAGGTTCATCTAGTCGTGCTCCAGAGTTTGCTAAAGCTCAAGAGCAGATGCTGACAAGCGCCGGTGTTCCTGTACCGGAGACAACAACTGAACGTGCTGCTCAGGCGGGGGCTCAAGCTATGGGATCTACAGCCGGATTGGCTAAACTTGCACCACAAGTTCCTGCATTGGCTGCTAATCTTGCTCAGCAGATTCCCGCGGCAGGTGCAGGAGCCGCCGCAGGTCAAGCTACAGCCGAACAAACAAAACAGTTCACAGGCAGTGATCTTGCTGCGACTTTGGCTGGTATTGGTGTTGGTGCGTTGGCAGCAGGTGCTACAGGACGTGCAGCAGGAGCTATGGCTACTGAAAAGCCTAACTTGATGACCATGGATGAGGTTAAGCAACGTGCTCAAAAAGCCTATACAACTATGGCAGATCAAGGTGTTTCTGTAAAACCTCAAAGTGCTCTTAATATGGTTGAGAGTCTCCGTAGTCGTTTAGATAATGCGGGCTACATTTCCGAGAATGCGCCAGCAATTGAAAACATGCTAAAAAAGTATGATTCAATTATTGGTACTGAACGAGTTCCTTTTACTACAGTAGAAAAGTTCCGTAGCATGGCTACTAAGCTTAGCAGCGAAGCCCCTACTGATGATGTCAAACGACTGTCTCGTGAAATGGTCAAAGGTATTGACGAGTACATGGCTAAATTGTCCGGTAAAGACATTATCGCAGGAAAAGAAGGACTTGATACTGCTGTAAAAAGCGTAATGAACGCTCGTAAGGATTGGCGTAATCTTAGCCGTGCAAGTGTTTTAGAAGATGCTCTTAATGTCGCAGAAGCAAAAGCACTTGATCCTAAAGCTTCTGAATCTGAGCTTATCCGCCGAGGTTTCATCAATATTGCATCTAATAAAGACAAGATGGGTCAATTCTCTGAGACTGAGCAAAATGTAATTAAATCTGTTGCTAAGGGTGGAAGTTTAGATCCTTTGCTGTCTATTCTTGGTCGTTTTAATCCTATGCGTAGTCATCTTGCAATGGGTGGCGAGATCATGGCAGCTTCTCAGAATCCCTATCTTGCTGCGGGCACTGCTGGCACAGGTTTAGCTGCTGACTTAGCCCAAGGAGTGTTGCGTAAACAAGCTGCTGAAAAAGCAGTCAAAGAGATTGTGTCGGGCGCTACTCGACCAAATCCTCCTAACTTTGCTTGGCGTGGGCTTTTTCAAGGTAGTTTGAATCCTACACAGGGACAGTAATGCCTCTAACAATCCTAGCTGCTGCGAATGCCGCCGTAGCTGCGATTCAACAAGGCTGTGAGCTTTACAAGGAATATAAAGGTACAGTTCTTAAAGCTAAAGCTACCTTTGATGAGGTAAAAGGGATAGCAAAAGAAGTCTCAGAGGTCTCAACAGGCCTCTGGGGCTTTTTAAAGTCTAAATTCTTTTCAACTGAAAAGGTTTCACCCAAGGAAGAAATTAAGCTAGATGAGCCTATACCTAAGCCTAGGAAGACAAAAAGAAACCAAGTAGAGCAACATGATGAGATCTCCATTACAACGGATCTCATTAAGAATTTGAAGATATTCTTTAAATGTCTTGAGGAACTACAAAAGAAAGTAGAGGAAGCTGAGGAACGATCTCTAGATGTAAATAGTAATACTTTAGAGTCAGCTTTGGACATTGAATATGCCATGTCTAAGGTTCAGGAGCTTCAAAAGCAGATCAGAGAAACTATGGTGTATAACTCACCAAAGGAACTAGGTGATCTATATACAAGGGTAGTTAATAGAGTAGGAGTAATACAGGAACAACAAGAATTAGCTCGTTTAGCTAGAGTAAAGAAAGCAAGGGAAGATAAATGGCGACGAGACCAACTGGTTTATCAAGCTCAAAACAGGGTGCTGTGGGTCGTAGTAGCACTTCTGATAGCAGGGGAGACATGGGCGATTCTAATAGCGGTGATGAAGGCTTTATCATACTGACAATAATACTTACTTTGTTGTTTTGTCTTGTTTTACCTTTTGAAATCTATCTTTATATTATTGTTAAAGATGCTGTAGCAATGTGTTATAGGAGATAATTATATGGACGAATTACTGAAGATGCTCAAAGGAGCAGCCCCTGCTTTAGCTACTGCTGTTGCAGGCCCCTTAGGTGGACTAGCGATGAATGCTATTGCTGCTAAGTTAGGTGTAGAACCTGTACCTAGTGTTGTAGCTCAAACACTAAAAGATAATCCTGAACTTGCTTTAAAACTTAAAGAGATTGACTCTAAGGATTTTGAAGTTGAACAGAAATCTATATCGGATCGTTGGACAGCAGATATGAATTCCGATAGCTGGCTGTCTAAGAATATTCGACCTATGTCGCTTATCGCTATTCTAGGTGGATATTTCATCTTTGCAATGATGTCAGCTTTTGGTTATAACGCCAATGAGTCCTATGTTACTTTGCTTGGTAATTGGGGAATGTTGGTGTTTGGTGCTTATTTTGGATCACGTAGCTTAGAGAAAATTACAGAAATGCGGAGTAAAACTAAATGAATGTAAAAGATATTTGTATTATCACTGCTACAGTGTCGTTGGTAGCAGTTGTTGCAGGCATGATGATTATGTTTGTGATCGCTATTATTGACCCTGCTGTGGATGATTCTTTGGTCTTTGGTATCGTAGGCCCTGGTTTTCAAACAATTGTAGGTGGTTTTATTGGCCTGATTACAGGGATTAAAGTGGGAGAGAAGGAATGAACTTAAGCGAACATTTTTCATTAGACGAAGCTACTTATAGCGATACAGCTATCCGTCAAGGTATCGATAATCAACCTTCTACGCTTCAATTGGAGAATATGAAGGTAGCAGCTAAGAATCTAGAGCTTGTAAGAGCTGTTACAGGGCCTTTGAATGTAAACTCTTGGCTACGATTACCCGCTGTTAACGTAGCTGTTGGAGGCTCTAAAGTAAGTTCTCACATGGATGGGTGGGCTATTGATGTCTCTTCATCTAAGTTGAACCCTTACCAACTGTGCCAGGAAGTCATTAAAGCTGGAATCAAGTTTGATCAGATGATCTATGAGTATGGACGCTGGATGCACATCAGCTTTGCACCTGAAAAACGACAACAGATCCTTACTATATTTAGACCTGAGAATAAATATAAGCCAGGACTATTGACTGAGGAAGAGTACCATAAAGCATAAGCTGTAAGGTACAACAAAAAAGGCCCTTCTGAGGGCCTTTAATGTTTTAGTGCTACACAAATACAAAAGCTATTGTAATTAGTCCTAGATGAAGTAAAACAGCATTAGTCATTTCGTATTCATCTTCATCTACTTCAATGATAGCTTCTTCAGTGTGATTAATACCGAAGACTACTCCGCCTGTCCATGAGAAATCGATCACCGTATGTTCACTCCGTTCACCATGTTGTATCCTTTGTGTATTCCATGTAAGGTACTGAACGCACTGTAGGGAATTTCTCCTTAAATGCTTCAATGCTCATGTCTTTGCCGAGTTCGATTTCCACGAACTCTACGCCTTCGGCTTTAAGTTTATTTTTCAATGTTACGCAGCCCGGACAGTTTGGCTTGCTATATACGATTGTTTTCAATATTTGTTTCCTTTCGAACGATTCTCAAATCTAGATACGATTCTTAGATTCCAAGGTACATGTAAACCGCTAACATTTTTACCTTGTAAAGGAATAATGTGATCGACTTCATAAGGCCCTGTTCCTTCTTTATTAAGCATACTACATACAGAATAAATACATTTGATACGAAGAAAATCATACTCCATAAGCCATGCGGGAGTTCGGTTTAACAACTCAGCCCTTCGCTTTGCTTTCCTAACATAATAATCTGCTTTGTTATCGCTGTAGTATTCTCTACGTGCTTGTCGTTCTAGCTCTAAATTGGAATGATAAGCCTCGCTACGCTTCTTAGCATCATAACGAGACCTATCATAACCAGATCGACATTGTTTGCAGTGGCTATGATACCCGTCTTTGTTTTCTTTCTTTTTAGGAAAGAACTCAAGGGATTTTACGGTATCACAACGACTGCATTTTTTCATATTTCACAATTTCCTGCTGTACAACTCAACATTTGAGCGCCTTCCACATTATCTGTGTTTTCCGTCATGGCTTCCCAATCGATAGTCGTAGGAGTATTAGCCAAAGCTTCCTCATACTGCTCTTTGGTACAGGCCTCATAAGGCGCTTGGCGGTAGCTTCCCCCGTCTAGGGGCAGGAAAGATACGCCTGTAATCTCGTCAAACTTTTCCCACACCCAGGCGCCTACTTTAGGCCATTCGTGTTCATTAACAGAAATTGTAACAGAAGGTTTGTGTTCTGTCCAATGACGCTGAAATGTCAACCACAAATCCAAGTGTTCAATAGCTGACAAATCTTCACGAAGCTTAGCACCTTTTTCAACCTTCATAGGAAAGCTAAAAATCACAGTAGATTCAGGCTTCATCACACAAGGCTCCCAAGGAAATCCTGAGTCCTTTAGAAACTGGGTAAGCGGATCTTTGGAATCAGAGCGCACACGACGAATGAAATAAGCACTGTGTTGAGGATGAATGCCGCTAGCAGTACCAGTGAGCTGACTAACAGTTCCCTCAGGCTTGACACAGGTGATCGCAGCAGAAGCACTGATGCCCAATTCAGCAGCAAGATGCTTGTTAGTATCCACAGCAACATTCTTCAGTTCCTCAAGTCGTTTAGGCAAGTCAGCATCGTAGGCATTGTTCAACAAAGGATTGTCCAAGATGCCTGTCATCGACACACCCAGTAGACGCTCCTCTTCAGTGTTAGTTTGCCATACTTTACGAAGATAGGGGAAGTTAGTCAAGGTCGATTGGAAGGTTCCCAAGATTGTCGCAATAGTGACTTTTTCTTTAAGAGACTCCAATGTATCCCCCGCACGAACAATAACTGAAGAGAGGTTACAGAATTGGTAAGGCCGGAGAATAATTTCAGAACAAGGGTTAGTACCCCATTCTTTACCCAATACACGGCGGCCATTCTTTGATGCCTGATCTTCCGAAGCATAGCGGTTAAAAATCCCACGTTCCCCTGAGTGGCTTTCATAAATATTGCTCCATTCACGCATAAATTGACCCACATCGGGCTTGACATCGTACACTGCTGAGTTGTTAGCCAGGGCTCGCTGACCATTACCGTCCCACCAGTTTCCTGCTTTAGCGTGAGCCATACGATCATCACCAAGGTCAGACAAAGATATCATAGCGGAACGGCGAACACCTCCAACCACAACGACTTCCCCGATTTTACACAGGATATCATGCGCTTCGATTGAAAAGAGCTTACGTCCTTGAGCACCTTTGAATTTACCCACAACATATTTGAATAGTTCGACCAAAGGATCAGGGCCACTCGCACGGCCCCCAAACGTTTTAAGTCGAGTTCCCGCAGCCCGCACAGCCGAAACATCCCATTTAGGTACTTCACCTGCCCATAGGAGGGCCATAACCTGTCGTAGTGCCTTAGCCCATCCTTCTTTGGAGTCTTTAACGTGAACCACAGTATTAGACTCATACAGCTTTTCTGGAATGTCTGGAAGACGGTTGACATACTTTTGCTCCACTGAGAAACCAACACCTGTACCACACAAGAGGATATACATAGCCTCATCAAAGGCTTTAGGATCATCAATAGGCAAGTATGAACAGTTGTAGCCAGCTACGTTCTGACGATCAAGAGCATCACCAGCAGTCATCAAACTACGCATGGAAGGCATTACATCCAAGTTTAATACAGCAGTTTCAAGACGATTACGAAGCTCACCAGTCAAGACATAGCTATTCTTGTCATTGAGCTGTTTCTCCATAAAATCAAAGTAACGCTTAACTGTCTCAGGCCAGTGCTCACGACGACTTTTATCGTCCAAGTAGCGGCTGTATCTCGATTTTGCTATCCAAGTCTGGTATGGAGTCATCTTATTTGTGTTTGTCATTTCTTCTTTCAATTGGTGTTATTTTTGGAGGGCGCTTATCTTAATATGATTCAATCATCCTGTCAAGATACCAACGAGCTTTTTTGAGATCTTCTACACCGTTTTTGTCCATGAATCTCATTAAGTACTGCATAAGCTGTACATAATCAGCTACAAACATACCAGAGTCTTTATCAACCCTTAGTTTTTCTACCAATTGTGTAATTACATCACGTACTTCAATGCCTTTATTGGTATCTGCAAAGAAAATAACAGTTTCTGCATTGAAAAGCATGTAATGCTTTGGTTTACTAATTATATCGTAGGCTGCTGTTCCATTGGGTCCTTCAGCTAAGATTTTAAGTCCTGCTTTGTATTCCTCAATTTGTTTGATTGTCGGCTTGTCCATATTTCCTTTCCAGATACTCAATTGAGAGCATCATTTCATCAAAGTGACCGTCTTGCACATCATTTAAAACAACCAAACCTCGCCAGTGACGATTGCTTAGCTGATCCATGTAATCTTCATCATGGAGGTAATAACTGCCAGCGACAATAGCGCAGATAGGCTTACCGTCAGCACGTTTGCCATAAGCGATCTGTTTTCCCTGCTGATGTCCTGCCACACAAGACATATGTAGCTTGCTAATGATAGCAGCAGGAGAGGCAGCGGGGCGGCCCATCGCACCAACAGGCCAATAATGGCTAAATCCAACACCATTAATAAAAACAGGATGTAAGAATTCATATATTTCCCAACCTTTCAAATCCAAGTCATTATAGGTTAACAAGCCCTCGAGCATAGGATTGTTGTTAACAGCCCTCGATAAACGATTCTCATGGTTACCCTTCAAGAAGACCATACGAGGCTTATAAGGCTTGTGTTTGGACTTCTTTTGAGTATCCTGAAGATCTTTAAGAGGCTTTAAAAGCACTTCCATGCCTTTATTGCCAGCCTCTACATCAGCTAGGTAGCGTTTACCTTCAAAGTACTTGCTGCCTGCTTTGTCGTGGCTGCTAAGACTAGGGAAATCCCAATGATCCCCTAGATGAACAACAACATCAGGACGGTATTCACAGATAGCTTTACCAGCCCATGTAAGATGCTCTTGTGGAGCATCAGGTTTACACTGAGTATCAGGAATAATCAAGATTCTCATTCAAATACACCTTTCGATGGGCCTAAAGCCCGTGGCTCATACAGTTCAGGGAAAGCTAGGAGAACTTGTTGAAACAACTCATCATTAACTTTACGACCGTAGCCTGCATAAGGCTCTCCTGTCACATCATCAAGCTCATTGAAAGGAAATTGAACTGAGTAGTAGATCTGATTTTTGATGTTATAGCCGTAATGCTTCTCAAGTTCATCAGCCACTTTGTCGATAACATCCATCCAAGTTGTGTCATTAGGCTCCACAATGAAAGTTTCTTTTTTAGGGTGAAACTCTTCGCATTCATCAATCCACTCACTTGTCACCATCTCAAATGCCCAATAGTTCTCTTCTTGTTCAGGCGCTTCAACAAATACGTACTTCGTTTTGAAGAACTCATTCCACTTGTTTTTGATGTACTCTACACTGCTTTCAAACATTGTTAACTCCTTTGGTGTTGCATTTACGATTTTATGAAAATATTCTTCTAGTTCTTTGTGTGCATTAAGTGTCATTGAAATCCTCGTTAACTGGATGATAGACTACCCATTGTGTCTCAAAAATACCGTTACCGTAATCCTTTAACACTTTAGATGTTGTAATTAGACGACAACCTAGCCTAGGATGGTCAGTTACGTACACTTTGTAGCACCCGTTAGTCCAATCAGGCTTGAACAGTGGAGGCTTATAGTGAACTATTAACTTCGACATTCAAAACTTCTTTGATTGATGGAAACTCAGAAAAGATGATATCACGACATTGGTCAGCTACATCGCGATGCTCCTTTTGTGTTGCTTTATCACAACGAATATCGATGTAGTGTAACCAGCTACGCAGAGTGCCATTCATGTACATCCTGGAGACAGTTAAACCTTCAGGAAGAAACACTCTAGCACACTCTTTAGCGATACCTTTGTCCAATGCTGCTGTGTACAGAAACTTAGCCTCATTAACTAATCGTCGTTGAGCCCCTTCAAACCAATTCTGTAAGCTGATGTCATCAGTGTACAAACTGTTCTGTCGATTCTTCTCATCCTGTAAGCGAGCCTGAGAATTTTCAATGAACCCTTCAGTGACTGCGTAACGCTGTGAGAATTCCTGGAAGCTAAAACTACGGTGTCTAAGGATCTGCCTAGCTACATCACGAGTGGTTTCAAGCTCCATACAAAGATTAACCATCTCAAAAGGACTCCAGTGCTTATTTTTAATAAGGTACTTGAGTAGTTTCGGAGCAGTAGCAGGGTTGTTCTGATTTCCCGGATTTGATACACGGGCCATAGTTGCAACTAGGTTCTCCGCATCCGGGGTTACCCACACGAGTTTCACTTGACTTGTCACTGTTTTGTTCCTTTTGTTTCTGTGTTGATTCTTTGTCCATCATAAACACTCTTTCGACGTTCTTTGATCCAATGATCTGGGATTGACTTATCAGCGTAAAGAAATCCATTCTTTTCACACCATTGAGCATATGTTGTGTATGAACCCTTGTTTAGCTTTTGTTTGCTATTAGAGAATACAAAACGAATGTCCAAGTGTGGTTGTTGTCTCTTGATGAGCATATGTTTCTTACGGTCAGCAATGAGGAATCGTCCCTTAGTCTCGACGATGATTCCGTTATCAAGCACAAAGTCAGGAGTATATTGATGCTCACTCGCTGGCTTAATGTACTTGATCTTGACCTCTTCGTAGGTAAAGGGAACACCTGCCTCAGTGAGAGCTTTAGCTACATCTTCTTCGAGGCCGCTACGCCACCCGTGTTTCATTGCATTAGCTCGTTTAGAGCTTGTTGTTTTACGAGTTACCATTAGAACTTTTCCGTTGCTTCAACTCTACTTTTAGGAAGTTTATTCAAAATATCTTGAAGAGCGTCAAACTCATCCATAATACGTTTATATTCGTCCAAAAAATTTTGATCTACTTCAACAGCTGTATCAGTTAGATAAGTATATCGTTTCTTGCGCAAGGTAAGAACAGGATACCACTCGTCTTCATCAATATACATTTTCATAGCTTAGTCCTTTCTACAAAAATTTCGTTTTTTCATATTGATGCAACAAAGCACCAAAGGCATCTACAAAGACCTCATCGTGCTGTGTATGCCCCATTGCAAACATGATCGCATGTACTAGCTCATGGAAGAATGTCTGTTCAGTGAAGTTCTTGTTCATACCTGAGCGAAGATACACAGTGAAGTTGGAACAATCACACTTACCATATTCACTCAAGTCTTCAACGTACTTCACTGTCCATTGACACCCAACGAGGAAGAAAGAAGAGGGCACACTTGGTTGGGTTCTCGTCTTAACCATAGAAGTTGCAGATTTTCATCGACACGAAGTTGATTACCGTCGTAAGCTTTGATACAAGCGTCATAGTATTCCCTTTCAGTTTTACAATCCTTCAAAAGCTTCTCAGCCTTCTTAGGCCCTATGCCCTGCAAGCCAATAATGTTGTCAATACGATCTCCTGTGAGCACCTGAGTAAATAGATTACGAAGCCCTTGTTCTTCAGTAATGTAGTATTCCTCATGCTTCACAAAGTTGTAATGCCAACCAGCAACTTGATCTAGGTCTTTGTCAATGGAAACAATCCATCCACCTGTTTTAGTAGCCTCAATAGCCACTGCATCATCAGCTTCTTGCCCCTCTACCAGTTCTGCACCAAGGCGCTGGAGATGGTGACGAATAGCTTCATAATGAACAGGCTTTTTAGCTCCCTTTCGATTCCCTTTGTAAGGCTCAGTGATTGCTAATTCATTTCGATAGTTTGTTTTACCTGTAATGTAAGCTTTGTAATCGTCACATTTCAATTTATCAAACACTATCTCATGTACTAACTGAGTCACGCGAGCCATACAGATAGCTTCATCAACGTCTTCACTAGCGAAACCTACACGATACACCAGCTAAAGGATATCAGCGTCAATAATTGCTAAATTAGGTTTTGCCGGTATCATTCTTACCTCCTTCAAAATGCCTGATTCTATGACAGTTGGAACAAAGTAGAACACATTTTGCTAGTTCTTCCTTTGCTTTTTCTAAACCACCTTTTAACACGTAAGAGGGGTTCTTATCCTTTGTCGCCATGTCAACATGATGAAAGTCGTAGACACTTGGAGGAAACTTTCCACCACAGTCTTGACAAGCACCACCCATAAACTCAATCGCTTCTAACTTTCGAGTTTTGTTTTTGTCAGTAACACGCTTATTAAACTTTTTAACAAATTCTGGGTCTTGTCTATGAACGAGTCTCCAATCTTTTGCTCGTTTGTTAGCACAAGGGCCACAGGCATTGCCTTTTTTAGTGAAGGATGCTACATCTAAAAGTTGTTCGCAAGCTGGACAGTACTTTTTACCTTCTGGTATAGGTTTCCCATCAAACAGCAAAACATAACTTAAGATTTTACCTTGTTCGTCTCGTTCTTTAATTAACCGTGTAAACATTAACTTCTCCTAAACAATAATACTAAAATTGTAGCATATAGAATAGGAAAAGTCGACACTTATTTAGAGAGCGCCATCGTCCGCAGTGGTTGCTTCTGGAACGTAAGTCTTGATCTCGGTGACAGTAATGGCTTTCAACGAAGGAGCATTACCGTGCTTAGCAGACATGCGGTGAGTGTACGAGCCCACAATAGCAGTACACTTAGAACCATTACCAAGCAAGTCAATAGGAACTTCTTTCAAGTCTTCACCTGTGGGCTTAAACAAGTACTTGCTCTTAGCGACAATGAAGTTACCCATTGAGTCTTTGTGTTTCACCTTGATACCCAAGCTTGTAAGCTTCGCTGCATCATCATCAGAGATGTTGCCAAGAGTACACTCGTAACGATCATTATCCGTGTTGAAGGCTTTGTTGAATTCGGCCATCCACTTGCTCCAAAAGAGTTCAGCGGTGATTCGAACGGGCTTAAGATCTGACATGTCTTGTTTTCCTTTTAGGATTGAGCCGTAGCTCCGTTGGTGTTTGCTTGCGCAGGAGATTGAGCAGTTACTTGCTCTTCAATGTTCTTCAAGAGCATGAAAGCGCCTGTCTTAGTTGGCAGCTCTCCAAGCACTTGAAGAATAAATTGTACTTCATTTTGTTCTAGTCGGATGTTCATTGTTAAGTTCCTTCATTGTAAATATTGCCCCTCTTTGCGAGAGAGAGAGCTTCCGCTTCATCCTCAATGTAGTCAAGGGCTGCTGAGAGCACCAAGTATACATCAAGAATGTCCATCGTTTCACTGTGCATGATAGTGAAAGCTTCATCTGTAATGTTCAAGATGATTTGTTCTTTTACGTCTTTGTTTGTTTTGTCTTTCACATGTATTCCTCAACATAGTCTGCTGCTTTTCTTAGAATATCCGAATTATCTTTGAATAGTCCTAACGCTCTGTTGCAATTATGACATAAAAGTCTGCGAACTTTCCCTGTGTCGTGACAATGGTCAACTGCCAGTTTTACAATCTTTATCTTTAAAGTACCCATTAGGATACTTAAACTTAGTGACAGTCATACCAGTTCTTTCCAGATTTCCATTCAGCGCCTACAGGACACCGAAACTTTAAGAGCTCACCCGCTTCTTTAGCAGATTCTACCACGAGCAAGCCAACTTGTTCAGCGTACTGCGGTTCAGTTTCGATTTGGATCTCATCGTGTACCCATGCAATGAACTTGAACGGAATCTTTGATTCAGTGAGTTTTCGATTAGCGCATACAATCCATTGCTTAGAGATAATAGCACCAGCCGATTGGAGAAGAGTGTTAAGCGCACTGTGTTCAGACCGCACCCATAGCTTTCTTCCGTCAAGTCCCGGTAGCCATCCTTTCGCAGCATACGAAGCAACTTTGTTTTTAAGTTTGGCATACGCAGGTACGCTTCGCTCAAAATTACTAATAATGGTTTGCCCTCTTTTAGCGTTAGCACCAATAATTGTCCCGATCTTGGCAGGCGAAGCCCCGTACAAGGTGGCGTACAATACTGTCTTTGCGTCATTTCGTGAATCAACACCAAACGCTTGCTGATTTCTCGTATGGACATCGCCATAAACTACTTCCTTTGTATAGTCATCATCATTCAAGTAATGGGCAAAACATCGAAGCTCAATACCTGATAAATCAATACCTACTTGAACCATTCCTTCCTCGACTGTCCAACATTGTCGGCACTCCTTACCGTAAGGACTCGACGAATTAGGAATCTGCCCCATATTAGGACTAGAGTGTGTTGCACGACCTGTAATAGCCCCATTAGTGATCACACGTCCGTGTACTCGTCCATCTTCTCCTAAGAAAGAGAACCAAGATTCAATCTGAGCAATACGCTTACCTAGCATCATGTACTCAGCTACGAATTGAGCTAAAGGATACTTCAAACCAGCTAAAGTAGTTTCATCTACAATAGCTTGGCCTTGAGGATGCATCTTAGTTGGCTCAGTAAACTTCTTAGGTTTCCAACCAAGAGCTATAAGCTTCTCAGCTATCTGCTGTCTAGAGGCAGGATTGAATACCACCAACTCAGGCTTCAACTTTTTCCCTGTCTTCTCAGAGATACGCTCAACCTCGTATGGTGGATACTCTTCCTGCATCCTGTCATTGATAGCGCTCATCTTTCCTTTGAGTTCAACTAGTAAGCAAGTAGCGTGAACGGTGTCTAATTTGAAACCGTTCTTCTCTTGCTTGGCTATAATAGCTGCTACAGAATGTTCAAGAATAACGCTATCCACAGAAAAGCCTTTATCAGTAACATCGCTGTCAAGGTTCCGATAAAGACTGCACAACACCATAACATCATTTGTACAATAAAATACAAGTAAGTTTTCAATAGGGTTATCAAAACATTCTCCTTCATAGTTTTCCCTTCTGTTCATCATCCATTGCCAAGTTGCTTTGTAGTCCAGCTTCTGTACGCCTAGGGTCTTTCCCCATGCGTCTAGGCTGTGGCCTCCCTCTCTCGTTGGTTCTAGCAGCCTTGATACTATAAGTGTATCGTATGCTTGTTTCAATCCAATCTTCGTCTTCCACAAGCGATTCAATATCGGGAAATCGAAGCCTATTCCGTTGTGAGCTGCGATCAACGTAGCGTCCTTTAAGTAATCCCAAAGGCCGTCTGGAGCTTTCCATACTTTTACTTCTCCTGTGTCAATGTTCTGAGTTACGCACAAATGGATCGTATCGTGAGCCATGTTCGTCTCGATGTCCAGTGCAATTCTCATCCCGTCTTCTCGTTATTTAGCAAATATACAATCGTCTCTTTTGTATCTTGTGTCAAAAGCCATCGAATAATATCGGCTGTTGAATGTGCATCAGTAATGGTAAAACTTCCATCAGCATTAGCTTTTATCTCAGTTTTGATTTCACTCATGTGTTTTCCTTAATACAGTTAATCGGTTTATCACTGTACATATAGACAAAGTTACCTATGCCAAAAGAGCCAAGCAAACCTAGGACAAGAGTCAAACAACCAATAATTGCAAACAGATTCTTCATGTTATTTCCTTAAAAACTCACCATAAGCTGCTTTACGAGCTTCAGTGGCAAGTTTAGCCGCTGTTTCAAAATCATCGTGTCGTCCTAGACTTTTCATTTTTCCATCTACGGTGATGTAAGCATACCACTTCTTACGATCCTCCTGCCAAGTTACCCCTTTAACACCTGAAGTATTGTGAGAGAAATTACCAGTGTTTCGTAAGTTTTGTTTATGCGTACAAGCCCTTAGATTTTCAATTCTGTTGTTTTTCGGATTACCATCAATATGGTCTACTTCTTCAGGCCACTCACCTGTGTGCATAAAGTAAACCAAACGATGAATGCGATACCAAAACTTGTTGTAGTAAACCACAGAATATCCATCATAGCGTTCGTATCCTACGATAGTCCCTGCTTTTGACCTATTGCTTGTGGTTACTTTTCGTCTAAGTGTCCCATCTGGAAGGTATTCAAACAACTCGTGGGATTTTTCAAATGTAATCATAGAATCTCCGTTAAAAGCTCTACTATACCTTGAAGTATAGCCGTTGTCAAGTTTTATTTGAGATTCATAAAGAGGCCGATCTGCGCCAGCGAGTACCCTATCCACATGATACCTGCACCCATGTCACCTTTGAGCCACTGGAGCACACCTACAACACTGTAGCCTACGCCAATAGTGCCTACGATAATCATCTCAATCATAATTCCTCCACGCCTCAAAGAGGCTCCATAGTAACTTCAATCATACGCCCAGTGTCCATATCGTAACGAAGTGAACAAGCGGGCCCTGTGAGACCATTATACCGATTCTTTGCAACTGCTACCTTAGTAGTGTGTCGCACTGTAGGATCATCACTCATAGAGTTACGCTCTAATGTGATAACAGCATCGCTTAGTTGAGCAATAGCACCGGAGCCCCGCAACTGAGACAATGATACAGCAGAACCGTCCTCATGTCCTTTGTCAGTGTTAGGTCGTTTAAGATGTGATACACAGATGAGAGTGATTCCTGTCTCCTGTACCAATGTACGCAACCGAGTCATCAAGACATCAATGCTCTTGCGCTCATCATTCCCATCCATACCAGACACAACGAGGCTAATGTGATCCAAGAAAACAACACGGCAATCACAAGCGCGGGCCATGTATCGAATCCTATTAAGCACGTTATCAATAGCAAGGGAACCGAAATGATCAAACAAGAAAACACGATTAGTGCCAAGAGTAGCATCAAAAGCCTCCTTTAGTTCTCGTTCAGTTACTTGTGTGTCCGGTAGATGCAGCTTTTTGTTTGCATGGAGAGACATGATGGATCTTGCAGTCTTTCGCACTGATTCCTCAAGGAACATTCCTCCGATGTTCCACTTGGTTGTTTCGAGTATTCTGAAAAGGATTTCTCTAAGAAACTGACTCTTTCCAAGGCCTGATCCAGCCGTGACTGTAATGAGTTCAGCTGATCGGAGACCGTAGAGCAGCTCATTGAGTCCTTTGAAGGGATAGAAGGCTTCTGCAACGGGTTCAGGTGTAGATACGCTATCCCAAAGGGATGAAGCTGCAATGATTCCGTCAGGAACGTAACTCTCAGCTCTCCACCATTGGTTAACGTATTCAGCTCCTCTGCCGTTAGAGAGATAGTCACAGGCATCTTTAAAACCTTTCAAGTGTTTAACAATTTTAACTTTGTTGCCGAACAATTCAGCAACTTCCTTAGCTGCTTTCTGTCCAGGTTCATCACCATCAAAACAGAGCACAATAGTCTCAAAGCTATCCAGGTACTCATACTGTGCTTTGCAGTCCTTAACAGCAGCCTGAGCTCCATTACGGATGCTCACAGTAGGCCACTTGCTTCCTGTCATCTGATAGCTTGCAAGAGCATCTAGCTCACCTTCGACAATGGTGATGTATTTCCCATCTTTTTGAAACAGATTTTGTCCAAAGAGAGTAGCTTTGTTGAAATTACCAGCAATGGAGAACTGCTTACTTTCAACAGAGCGAATCTTCTCAGCTACCTTAGCCCCTGATTCATCAAAATAAGGATAGTAGTGTCGTCCCTCAGCTTGAGTAACACCAAAGTATTCACAAGTTTCTCGTAAGATCCCCCGATCTACAATGGCTTTTGATTCACCTGTTGTCTTCATCTGAAATACCTTAGTCTTTTTTGTCTGTACTTCTGAATAAGCACCTACGTTATCTTCACCTTGTGAATAAGTCTGACAACTATGACAATAGGAATGTCCATCATCATAGAAGCTATTAGCATCTGAGCTACCACAGGTGTCACAAGGCCCATGACGAAGAAACTTAGAGGCTACTTTTAAGTTAGATGTCAACATCGTTAAAATCCCTTGGTTCTAAGCCAGTACAGTTACAACGATGGCATCGTGAGCCATCATATGTGCCTTCACCTGTTCCATTACAGAGAACACATAGTTCTTCTTCGTAGTCTTCTTCAACATCATCGCCATTATCACGCATGTCAATCCTGTGTGTTTGTTTCTTTGACCAGTCAATCAAGTCCCAATTAGATTTGACTTTACTTACATCTTCATTACGTCTCTTGGAGCCTTTTCCTCCGTCTGTCATGTGTTCTCCTTATATGCTTGATGGGCAAGCTCTGCTGTTTCAAATAATCCAAGATAAATTTGTTTTCCGTTGCGATGAACATGAGCAGCAAACTTGTTTTTACGTTTAACAACTCCCAAAAATCCAGTCTTATTTTTGGGAGTTGCTGATTTTCTGTTCTGAATGTTTACGCAATGCGTTACATCTCGAAGATTTGAAAGTTTGTTATTGGCTGGATTTCCATCTATGTGATCTATATCCCCCGCAGGCCACCTTCCATAATGCAAGAACCAAGCAATTCGATGTGTCAAATATTGCTTACCAAAAAACTTCAGTTTGCGATACCCGTTTTGCATCATATTGCCAGCCTCTGTGCCATTTGCAGTTGACCGCCTTGG